GCCCAACACAATATGAAATGTCGTCTTTTCAAAAGGTACATGAATAAAATTCCCTGTCATTCCTTATAAAATTTGTGTTGGGCCCTAGGTCTCGTCCGACATTTCATGTCGGGTCGAGCCATAAAATTTATTTTCTTCAAACCTTGACGGGGATTTAGAGCATATCGATACCTGACAAGGGGTCAGATTTGGGTGTAGAAGGAGAAGATTCTTCGGTCGGATCTTTCGGACCTTCGGTTTGAGGGTGCTGACCTTCGGTTGGAGGGCAAGGACCCCCCGAGCCACACATGCAATTGGAGTAACCGCAGGTGCATTCTGGCTTGCATCCACTACCGTCACAACAATCCCTGGTGTCGCAACATCCCTTGCTATTGTCACAACAATCCTTGCCATCACAACATCCAAGAGCATCAGAGGCCTTGGATCTCGACTTGACAGAACATTCACATGCGATACAAGCACATGGACAACCTGATCCGCATCCACATCCCGAACAACCACATGTAGACTTGGACGTTTGGGTGCCAAGGCAAGGGGCGCCGGTGCCACACTGGCATCCCTTGCATCCACAGTTACACCCGGCACGACAAAGAGTTATGGGAGAGGCTTTGAACTCTTGGATAACCGAGTCTTCGTCGTCATATTCATGAGTACGACTTGACCACCAAAGCAAAGCAGCAGAAGCGATTGCGGCAAGGGAGCCGCCGACAAGTAAACGGATCGTGTTTGTAGAGAGAGGCATGGAGTTTATCTAAGGAAAAGAAATGGGAAAGTGATTATTTGGAAAAGATGTATTTCCAACCCAATCAAAAAAATTTAACCTGAAAGGTAACGCAAGATGCCAACAAGACGTGCTTCCTGGAGGATCGGCGGGGCGAGATGGAAAGGAATGAGATGAAGATATGTCCCAAAGGCGTCGCATGCTCGGCGGATTGTATCGAGTTTAGAAGGGGAAAAATCGTCAAGACTAAAGACTTGGTCTACACGTCCCGCAAGCACTTGGGCCTTGACTTCCCTACCACCTACGGCGAGATAGTCGGGGCGAAGCTCAAGAGTGGATGTCAAGGTCTTGAGAGTAGTGTGGATTTCCTTGACCTTTTTGGTTTCTACCCACTCTTGGGCAGAGGGAAGAAGGGCCTCCAGGTCTACACTAGACGTTGTTAAGGTATGGTCAGGTGGTAGACCAAGTCGTTCAGCCAAGAGGATCTTCATGTCGGCCGGGCCGCCGAGAAGACACCAATGCTTGGGATGATGGCCTCTTGAGTCTTCTAAAAGGGGGAAAATATGAGTAGCCATACCTTCCTCGACTTCCTTGACCCAATTTGCCTCGGACTCCTTGTGAAGTCTTGAGATACGCGGTGCCGACTGGCCACCTCGTCGAGTCGAAGAGGACATCATCCACGTCATGGTCTTGATGGGAAAGAGGTGAGGACCCTTGGAGATTCCCAAGAGTGCCTTGGAACCATTCAAGACGACGAGACCCACGGTCGGGTAGGAGGCATTCAAGGCTTCCCACATTGAGGTTCGAAAGGTGGAACCACATGCATAATCCCCCATAATGACCGGGAGGGGAGGGGTCAAGCTAACCGAGACGAAACCATGATCCAAGGTTTCTCCAAAGAAACACACGAGGCCATTGGCGGGAAGCTGCTTCATGCGGGTCAGAGAGGCAAGAAGGGACCGCAAGGCATGTTCGACAGCTTGCCTGTTAAACCCGTGACTTGATGTTGGCAGCCGTCTTGAGTTCGGCCCGAGCCTTTGCTCGGGCGGCACCAAGGGCTGATCCTTGACGGAGGTAGAAGGACACCAAGGAGGTGTGGGCACCTCGACATTCTTGGAGGTAGGCGTGTTGATCCGTCATCTTTACTTGGGTTTGTGTTTAGGAGTGAAAAGATTCCAACAAAAATAAATAGGCCGGATGTCCTTTAAAAAATTCGAAACGTGTTATTATTGGCTTGATACAATTGGCCATCAGGCCAATCAACCAAAGCATTTTATGCTTGGCAAGGTCAAAGATTCAGGAGAGGAAAGAGTAAAGGTTGCGGCCTTTGATGTTGATTGGACCTTGACCTATGGGGAGCGTCACTTGTTTCCTCGCCTAGCGACCGACATTCATCTACTTCCTCGGCGTTTGGAGACGCTTCTCAAGCTTCAAGACGAGGGCTTTTTGGTTGTTGCCTTTACCAACCAGGCATGTAGGTCAAAGAAGGAAGAGGAGACTAAGCTGGCGAGGCTTAAAACCTTCGTGGAGAGCCTTGGTGAAGCCGGTGTGAAGGTGTCTCTTTTTATGGCAAGTCGCAAGGACACCTATCGTAAACCCGAGGGTGGCATGTGGACCTTGATGGAAAGGCTTCTGGGAGTGAAGGCAGATCGGGATGTTTCCTTCTTTTGTGGCGATGCCATGGGCCGTCCTCAAGATTTTTCAGACTCGGACATGGGCTTTGCCCTGAATTGCTGGGTCACCCCACAAACTCCCCAAGACATTTTTGGAGTCTACAAGATGGACGGGGTTCTGGCCAAAGACTTGATCAAGAAAAAGTGGATGGTCCTCATGGTAGGCGCACCGGGCACTGGCAAAACCACCTTTTTCAGAGAAAATTTCGAGGACCTCGGATTTTTGCACATTAACCAAGACACCTTGAGGACAAAGGCACGAGTGGCAAAGGCATTTGAAGCGGGGTTGAAGGGAGGTGAGTCCATGTGTGTCGATGGGACAAATCCTTGTCGAGAGGATAGGGAATTTTATTATAGAGCGGCTGGTGAAGCAGGCTATGCCTTGTTAACCATCTATTTTGTGCGTGATGGGCGGGGGTGGAACCAACTAAGGGAGGCCAAGGCCAAGGTCCCAACGATTGCCTATCACTGCTTCTTTAAAAAGTTGGACCCGCCCAGGCCATCCACTACACCTGGCCGGCTTGAATTGATTGATTGAACGCTTTTATTTATGAACGATTCTCGTCGGCTGTATCAGAATTCAATGACAAATTGTAAAGTAGGTGCAGGTTCCCGAAGACATTGTCATGTCTTTGGTTGCTTCCAATTCCGGAGAAGCTTCGAAAGGCAGCAGCGTTTTGGTTACCACTTGTCACCGTCATGCCACTTCCAGACCCACTTCCCCTAAATCCACGGTGGTTCCCGTCGGGACAAAGTCAACTGAATATGACGCCATTTTATTTTGAACAAACAATTAAGGTTGAGTCTTGAATCTTGCAACCACATCCTTCTTTACTCTCGTACAAATGGAAACAAAAGAATCGGACCTTCCCAAGTTTTCTGTTGAAGATCTTGGGGATCAAATGTTCCGCTTTCGCTTTTACAACGATGGCCGCCAGGTCGCTTGGCAACAAGCCTATAGCTACTTGAGGAAAGCCTTGGTGGATGGAGGTCATAGGCAATTTCAAGTTGTATATAGTGCAGAAGAGAATGCCCTTGACGTCAAGTCACCGGGTCTTGTAAGATTAGCAGATGCCTTGATGCTCGTCAAGGAGAGGGCCATGGGAAAATAAATAAAAAAAATCCATGTATTTTTGTGTAAGTTTATGATGTTTGATCAATCAAGATGCTTGGCTACCTCTTCAAGGGTTTCCTCCCAAGTCGAAGTGTGAGTAATGGCAGGATGGCAAAAGAAACAATTGGTACGAGCATACATGTCACCATGAGGAATCGGACAAAACACAATGACTGGCTTTCCAGAGCCAAGAGCACATCCGATTTCGGTAAAGGTCCCGCGGTAGGCGTAAGAGGGGTCATCCACCACAGCAACTACCACGTCGGCGTCCAACACCCCTTGAATGTCCTTTGCAGCAAAGTGGCCCATAGTGGTATGGTCTTGGCCATGGACTTCGGCCTCGGGCCAATTCCACGTGCATTCGTAGCCACGAGCCATAAGGTCCCCAATTAGGGGCTTGAGGTCCTGTCGGCCCTGGTAGGATCCGGCAAGGTAGAAATGGCGACGGATAGATTGGTCTTCTTCTTCGTCGTCAGATGGGTTGTCGATATCGGAAATGGTACCCTCTTGGTCGGAAGAGGCTTCTTGGTTAGAACGGCCGTCTTCATCTTCCCCCGAATCCGCCGACAACTCACGGGGCTCGGAGGGAATAGTGACGACTTGGCGAGGTGCCAAGACCAAGCCAAAAAGAAAACCAATCACCAAGAGGAGACATCCGACAGCTACAAACATGGGAAAGGTGAAATGAGGTTGTGAATCTTTAGATCCTCAAATATTTTTTCGAATGATGATGCAAATCAAGGAAATTTTATTTGTAGGTGGAGCACCTCAGGGCGGCAGAGATGCGGCTTGGTTAATCATTTCCTGGGTAACATACTTGGATTGGTTGGGAGGGGCAACACCGGGGACGAGCCATGGGCCTTGGGGGAACAGGTGAGACCCCCAGAGGCGGTCAGACTCATAAACCTTTGTCGATGGAGATTGGGAAGCACCTACTTGAGGCTGCCGTTCCCGAATAAATGTGTACTCTTCCATTGACATGCCTGGGTAGGGTGACGATTCCCACTTGGCTGGAAAAGAGGCGAATCCCCAATCGGCAGACATGGATTTGTTGGACAAGAGGGTGTAACCAAGCTCCTTGTCGTCCACAATGACGTTTGAAGGAAGAAGAGGAGGAAGGACCGAATCAAAAATAGAGGTTTCAGGGTCATACATGTGAAGGGGGCCCGCGCCCGTCATGGGGTAGCCACGCGCCAAAGGGTTGGACTTGACAAGTGCTGGGTCATAGACCAAAGTTGGGTTGCAAGACGACATTTATTTAGACAAGCATAAAAATGCTCTGATTTGGTTGGGTACTTTTATTCAAACATTTCCATTGGGTTTGTAATTGACTTGACACACGCCCGTCGATCTGCAAAAAGCATCATAGTCTTGTGGGGGAGTACAAATCTTGCCACCATAATTGGGATCGGTCTTGTAGCTTTGGCATTGGGTATTCCCACTCTTGCCAAAAGTGCATGGAGGCCAAGTAGCAGCCGAGTCCACACAATCATTCCCCCCTGGTTTCACCGACTGGATGTGGATGGCACAGGTGTAATTTTCCTCCTTGTCCTTTTCACAATCGGCATAGTAGTAACCTCCCTTTGGAGACTTTTTGTGGCAAGAGGTAAATGCCTTCAAGCGTGTTGCGCATGAGGTGTCTTTCGGGCCGCTGCAGGCGCCAAGGTTCGGCTGGCAAGCGAGGCATGATTCGGCACAGGTTGCCTTGGGAGGAGTGGGAGGAAGGGGCGAAATGGGCGAAATCCACGAGGGGTTTCCTTCCCCTTCGGTCGACCAAGGAAGGAACTGGGACTCGTAGATTCCCACTTGATCTACTCCATAGACGTGAGCAAAGAGTGAAATGAACTGGAGAAAGGCGTCCCAGTCCCAAGCACCAAAACCGTCAAAGGTACCACAAATGTCTGAAATCAGTGGATGGCCCTCAGAGTCAAGTTGGGCTCCCGAATAGGCTAGGGCGAGACACGAAACGGGACCTCCTGGCGTCTTGGAATTTCCGACAGAGGAGAGACGCTCCAAGGAAAACATGGGCCAGATACGGTCTTTGTATGGCTTGATGTTGTTCATCAAGGAGACCAAGCCATTGGTGCCATAGGCACACTTGTCGGCTTCATGGAGGTAGTTCATAAAGCCGACAGGATCATCCTTGAAACGTCGGTAGGAGGTCTGGCTTGTGCAAACTGCCGGGCGCCCCGTCAATTGGGATGGTGAGCCGGTGCAGGGCCAAAGATCATTCATAAACCAGTAGGTTTCTGGGAAGACCATCGAGGTGGTGGGGGTGGAACCGGTGGGACATAACCCGTCTTGGCCGGGAGAGTTCGGCCAGCATAGGACGCCAGCTTGGAGTGCCTTGGCGTAGCCAATGTCTTTCACGGTGCCTCCTGTGAGTGTAGAGGACGCGGTCTGGGCAATGTGGAAGCCACAAGGTGAACCATAAGATCCAGCGTCTTCACCGTCAAAGACAAAGGCTGTCAATTTTTGGGGACCCTTGATATGGGAATTCACTGAATTGACATAGATCATGGTTTGGGCGAGGACGTTGGGGCAACCCTTGGAAGGACATAAGGCTTGGCCGGCGTTTGGGTCAGACACACAATTCAAGGGACATGGACCGTCTGGTTTGACAAAGTCACATTGGGAGTGGCAATTGTCGTCGCCGATGCAACCGCCTGGAGCCGTCGGTGCATTATGCCACCCCGAGTCTTTTGGCCTCACGTAAGCCACAACACCCATCTGGGTCTTGCCTTGCGTCATGTTGGTCAAGGTATCCACTAGGCCTGCCAGGTAGGTCGGGTTTTCAAAGTAGGGGAATTGTTTCTTGGACGGCGAATCGAGGGAAAAGAAGAGGACGTCAATGCCCTTGGCCGCACAAAAGTTTCCCACCGTCTTCATGTAATTGGCAAAAATTTCTCCGCTCGCCTCAGTCTTGGCCGCCCCCACAATGCCTCCGTGGTAGAGAGCGAGACGTGGCTTGGTGACATAGCGGTGAGGTGGACCCAAGGAAGTAATCTCTACGTAGGCCGACGGGTTGTGGCGAATGTCATCCGCCGTTAAGAGGGGTTTATGGGGCGGCAAGGAGGAGCCAAGGAGGTCAGACGCGGGGGCACCCCAATTCCCAACACATCCTTGGTCGGGAGAATAGGTCATGCCATAGGGGCAAAACTGGCCGGAACATACATTGTCGCCTGTGTGGGCATCATGCTCAATGCAAAGGATGGTATTGGCACCAACATAGTACTTGTCTCCAATGTACTTGTGGACCCAGTCGTTTGTCACGGTCGTGCCTGGAGCCAATGGCTGGTTGTGGGGACACGAGGATGAAGCGCCACACCTGGCATCTCTCCTCCCCGTACATCCTCCTCCCCTACAACAACCCGTCTTTTTACAAGCAAGAACAAATACCACGGCAGTCATGATGATAATGAATAGTACCAACACTCCAATGACAATGGCCAAACCACTCGATATACCTTGCATTTTTATTTTTTATATGGAAAATTTAAAAAAGATCATGGCAACCACAAGAGGAAGGAGAAAGCCCGAACCTGAAGTCGAACTCTACAAAGGAATTGTCGGTATGAGAGAAATTAAGGTAATGAAAGGAAAGGGGAACACCTATGACATCCGATCCCGTCCACGGGGTAGTGGGGGTGGGTGGATACGTACGCCACTTGGAACAGAGGCAAACAAAAATGCAATCATGGCAATCGCGGAGAAATATACCGACGATGAGGGTCTTCTCACTCGAGAGTTTAGCGATCCCCTTAAAAGACGGATTGAAGCCGATTTCACTTTGAAAAATATTGTAAATACCTTTGAAATCGAAAAACCGGTAGAATTGGATGCGGAAGAGATGGCCAGATGTGGAAGAGTGTTGGAAGAAACAGATGAAATGCCATTATACACTGTTTCACCTGAGCAGCTTGGTACCATATATGAAGTACTCAAAACCTTGCTTTACCTTCCACATGAATGTAGTTTAGAAGGTGTGCCTGACCATTACAAAACGGAAGAAGGGGAGGTAGATAAGGATTGGGTGAATAAGAGGCTTGTGGCAGTGGAACTTGAAATTGTGAGACGTAGACGCTCCTTGATGGGTCACGAGTTGGCATCATTTCTTGAAAAATTTCGTCATGCCGCTAATGAATTTGAGGGAGTCGACCTCCGCAGCCGCATTGGCATTATAGACAATCCATTGACCCTAGAAACCATCCAAGAAGGTGAGGAGGAGGGTTCGGCGTCGTGGAGTCTTAAGAAGACCAAGGGACGTAAATCCATCAGAGGCAAGCGACGCAAGACAAGTCGTTCCAAGTCTCGACGCAAGGCCAAACGCAAGACTAAACGCAGCCAATCCAAACACACAAAGTCTAAGCGCGGAAAGTTCAAGGGCCACAAATCTAAGAAACTCAAGTCGGCTAAAAAGCGATCAAGGTCGACACGGTCACGCAAGTCACGAAAATGAAAAAGTTAGCCTCGATTACCTAAATAAATATTATGGCTCGACCCGACATTGATCATGTAAAGATTACCAGTGGTCTTTGACCACTACTGAAATGTCGGACGAGACCTAGGGCCCAACACAAATTTTATAAGGAATGACAGGGAATTTTATTCA